GAATGACTAGGAAACCACCTATGAAGAATAAGTATATGGATTGGGATTACATGTTGTACCAATGGGTATCTGTATTCTGTCAAGACCAAAAGAACATAGAGTTTCACATACCTAAATCATTTATGACAACCATTGAAGTATGCAATAGAAATATCCTATTAGCACACGGAGACTTCATTAATGGTGGTGGAAGCGGTACTGCAATTAGTCGAGGTGTAAATAATATGCGAAATGTTATGGCATTTAGAAAAGGATTGGTGGATGAACTGCATCAACTACAAGATAATACTTTAGAAAATGTGCCAGATAAATTTGACTCAGCATTGATGGGACACTTTCACAGAGTTGATGAAGTTGATATTGGAACAGGAGCTGTGCATATATGTGGATGTATGAAGGGTGGAGATGAATATGCTATGCAAAGAGTACAATCTATTAACAAACCAAGACAGATAGTATTATATTATCATCCTAAATACGGCGAGATTGGTAAAGAAATTGTGTATCTAAACAGATACGATTCACGCAAAGGTCAGTTTAACGACATACTACCTGATGTTTGGTCCAAAACTTTTAGTTAATTAGGTTCAAATTAGTATAATAAGGTATGGAAGAACAATTCATACAACAATACTTCACACAAGCGTGCCTATCTACTATTCAGGCTACTGTAAGTGCTATATTTGCTAAATCACAAGAAAAATGTCCTGTTCAAACAGGGCAGTTAAGAGCATCTGGTGCAATTACTGAAGCTAATCCTGCTGGAGGACAGTTCATACTCGCATATAATACGAATGATAGTGCTCCTTATGCAGAGATAGTAGAAAAAGGCGGGACAGTAGGCACACATTATAGAAGAAGTCGAAAAACGGGTAGAGCATACCCAGTTCAAAGCTATAATGTGGAAGGAACTTTCTATTTAAGAGACGCAATTACAGAAGTATTGAGTGGTGATTTTAATGACGTTGTAATAACTGCCAACGCTGGTAGTACAGGTTACAGTATCAATTATTAGAAAGAGGAGAAGATGGAAGATTTAGAAATTACACAAAATCAAGAGTGGATTATAGCAAAACACTCTAGAATGGTAGGAAAAGTATTAGATTTAGTAGAAGCAGCGATGCCTGAAGGCAAACAGTGTGAAAAATTAAAAAAATTACTACAAGTTCCGCTATATGATTTCCGAAACGACATGTTACGTCTAGAAAACGGCGAAGCAGATACTAATATCGTAGAATAACCTTTATATTTTTTTATATTTATACTTAAATTAGTATAATAAAAGTGACTATTAAATATAGTATTTTATAATATATTGTGAACAAGGTCGGCGGTGGCTAAGACCAACCTTTTTCAGGTCGAACAAGTTTTTTAATAAACTAAAAAAACAAGGAGGCTATAATGGCTGATGAAATTCTAAACAGAATTGAAAAGCACATGGAAGGTACGTCATTAGGTTTGGCGGCTCTTGCAGAAGTGCTACAAAAAATGGATGGCAGAATGGATGCAGACGATGCTTATGCTATAGAAAAAGCAGAGCAAGAACAAGCAGCTATTCAACATGCTAACTTAGTAAAAAATATTGCTAAGTCAGTATTAATAGAGCTATCAGACCAAGGTATGGACGTTGACGGCACAGATGTTGAAAACGTAGGAAAGCCAGACCCAACTAAAGGAGCTACTGCTACACCTAATTATGTGGGTGACAGTGACGACTCATCTGAAACTGTGACACCAAGAAGCAGTATTGAAGACCAACAGGCTTCAATCATGGCTGAAGACAACGGTGAAGAAGATGACGATGAAAAAGAAAAAGCAATGCACCCTATGAAAGAAAAGGCAATGCACGGCGATGACGAAGACGAAGACGAAGAAAAGGCTTACATGAAAAAAGCTGATGATGACGAAGATGAAGATGAAGAAAAAGCTATGTTGAAAAAATCAATAGCTCAACTTCAGAAACAAATTGAAAGCCTAGACATATCTAAGGCTGTCAAAGAAGAATCCGAGACAAGACTACGAAAAATGGGATTCAAGGAAGAGAATGGATTACAAAGACCACAATTGAGTAACTCGTTTGGAGCAGATACAGAAACTCCAATCAAGAAAGCTCAGACTGTGAACGATGTAGTCGACCAACTTACTAACCTTTCTTACAAAGAACTCAGAAAAATGCAAGAGTTCAAGAGACAAGGTATGGTAGAAGGTTTGCCAGACGAAATTGCAAACCTATAAACAATAAACCAAGAAAAACGAGGAGATAATAATTATGCCTTCACTAAGTGAATACATTTCTCAATCGAATAGAGGACTAAACCAGTCTGTATTCGGTCCTGAGTACTTATCAAAAGCGTTTAATGCAGCGAACACAGGAACTGCTGATGCAATCTATACGACTACATCTGCGGACAATGTGTTCACGTCTACTTTCGGAAGAAAAGTATGGCAGTCATTGAACAACCAAACTCGTTTCTTCAACGCAATCCCAAGAACAGTTTTCGGTAACACCGTTGGTTGGAGGGTAAGAACAGATAGAGGTACACAAAGGTCTCGACCTATTACAGAGACTGGTAGTTTACCAGATATTGATGTTTCAAACCTAGAAACAATCTCTAGCTTGCCTAAGATTATTTCTACTTCATTCGGTGCTTCTGTGAAAGCAATGTACACTGCTCAATTAGAGGGTGGTGTCGGTGATGTATTAGCGTTGGAAAACGAAAACGCACAACTTGACCACATCAAGGAAATGAACCAAGAGCTATTGCTACCAAACTCAGTAGCAAACATCGCTGCTGGTTCAGGAACTTCAGATGCTAACGTAACAAATGGTTCCGACTTAAGAATCGGAGACACAGTAATGTTAGTGGACGCTGGTTCCGCAACAGCAAATACACCAGCAATTTCTGCAATTTCTGGTACCGATGTAACATTCGGTAGTGCACTATCAGGCACACCTGCAAACGGTGCAACAACCGTAGCAGACAACCTATCAGTGCAAACTAGAGCAGGATTAACATCAATTGATGATATCGTTGCAATTAACAACGATGCAACAGTTGGTAACGGTGGTGTACAGAGGTTCGCTGGAGCTTATGACTTAACTACAGCAAACAGAACTTCAGGCACATTCGGTGCTGCTGCTACTGTAAAAGGTAACAGTGGTGTTGGAAGAGACCTATCTCTAAACCTACTTGATGACTGTATTCAGTCTATCAGGACAAATGGTGGAGAACCTAAGTTAATTCTTATGGGTCACGACCAATACTTCAAACTAGAGAGATTACTTAACTCTCAACAGAGATACATGGGACAGGAAGAGTACCAAGTAGGAGTAGGTTCTGAAAAGACCTTTCCGGGTACAAGAACTGGACTAGTTCTCGCAACTTACCAAGGTATTCCAATTCTACCAGATGCAGACACTACTAAATCAGAGGCTGCTTCAGGTGGTTCAAAACTAGGTTCAAACATCTACGTTTTGGATACAGACTACCTAGAAATCGCTGTAGCTCAACCTACTCAGTATATTGAGAACAGAGATTACTTCGCAGCTGACGCACTTGTAGTCAGAGGTTTGCTATACACTATGGCAGAGTTCAGAAGCTACAGGTTTGACGTACAAGGTGCGATTTTAGACTTAAACTCATAGTCGGTTAAAGTTACAGTAAATTAAGACTATATGTAAAAGTAGAGGGTGATTAAGATTAAATTAGTCACCCTCACTTTTGAATGAATGTAAATGAAATGTAATGTAAGGATGAATAATGCAGATTGTATATGCTAACGGAGTATTACAAAGTCTAGATGTACAAACGAAGAGGATGGTTGGAGAAGTGATGACCCTAATAGAAGGTTCATTAACAGATGCTCCAACAACCACTGCGTTAAAAAAATCGATTAAGCAAGCCATGTGGCGAACTAATCGCAATATTCAAGATGACGTGACGAGTATGGCATTTAATACGGAGGAAATAAAAGATGGCTAAACATACTTTTAAACTATCAGACGTAACGCCAGACGCTAGAATTATAGCAAGGTCTGCATTAGGTTATGATTTTAACTATTACGCTGACGCTGAAACATTATTGTTCGGTAGTACAGACGAAACTGCATTTAGAATGCAGAACTTTACACCGGGTACTGGTATTTCAACTGGTACTGGTACTTTGTTTTCTGGTAACGTAACTGTCGCTGGTGATTTAATTAAGACTGAAATCGTTATTGATTTGACAGGTCTTAACTCATCTGCAGCAGGAGACATTATTGGTAAAGACGGTGGAACTGCAAACTGTAATTTAGGACAGATTACTGCAGCTTTAAACGGTACAATTATTGCAGGACACATACTATGTCTAGAGACACCAGCAGGTGGAGAACCAGACATTGACGTGTTCTCAGCTACTGTAGCAACTGGTGCGGAAGACACAGCTGTTTCTGACTTAACAGAAACTAAGTTGTTCGATGCTGGACAAGACTTTATTGCTGGTCTATCTGCAAACCAATTCAACGGTGGTGGATTCACTGCATTACCAACAGCTGACGAGTACTTATACTTAGTCGGTTCTGGTGGTGGAACTGATGACACTTACACTGCGGGTAAGTTTGTAATAACACTTTACGGACAACCTGCATAAAAATAGGTTATAATTGAGTAGCCACTCTTAATTGGGTGGCTACCAATATAATAGAAATAGGAGAATAAATACATGTCAATAACAAACGATTATCAAGATTCAGCATCTTTTGAAACATGGCAATCAGACCCAAGTACAAGAACCGCTGTGCAACCATGGGATAGATATGTACCTTTTAGCGGTTCAGTCGGAACAGCTGCAGCAGATATAATAAATGTACATTCAAGTGCATACTACGATATAGACCAAGGAGCGACTTCAGCGAATTTAGAATTACCTACTAGTGGTAGTCCCGGCATAAATAGAATTTTAAACCCATCAATAGAAAACACGGATATAACAGAATTTACAACAGTTGGGTCAGCTATATCAAGAACAACTGGAGCCCCATTTATAGGGTCAGCAGAACTAACATGTAACCCAGCTAACTCAGCAGCTAAAGAAGGATTTACTGTCACTACAGACACTTTAGCTGGAGGCACATCAAGAAGCTCAGATTCATATTTATGTGCACAAGGAATGGTAAGAGGAGCTTCAGCATCAGGAGATGCAGTAATACAGATATTAGATTCTGATGATAGCGTATTAGCTACTGGAGAAGCAGTGAGTTTGACTACATCTTACCAAAGAGTATCAGTACATTACAAACTTCCAACGGGTGGAGCAACTTACAAAATTAAGTTCTGTTCAAGCACTCAACACAATATTAATATGTTGTGGGATGCGTTGATGTATGATAAAAGAATAAACACAAAAGTTATTGACTACATAGATGGTAACCTTGCTGGTGGTAATACATACCAATGGGAAGGAACTACAGACCTATCAAGGTCAAGACATCTATCTCCAATAGGTGCGATTAGAGGAATAAGTATTAGAAACACTCACGCATCACAAATATTATATGTAGCGTTTGATACCACTGCGGAAGCAAGTACAGCCGCTATTAAATTAACTGGTAACGATACTACAGAACATAACTTCTTCGTTAGTACACACCCATTAGACTTCAGAAAGAACATTTCTGTAATAGCTAGTGGTGCTAGTACAACTTATGAAGGTGTAATCTGGGGAGTTGCTGCCCCTGTAGGATAGGAGAAACAATGGTTACTATGGCTAGTAATACAGAATATAAAAGCTGGCTTTCGTCTGAGGACGAGACTATTGTATCTTTAGAAAAAGCACAGTCTGGTAGAACCACACTTGAAGATATCGCTGATGCTTTGGACGAATATAAGAGGTTGTACATCGCTGGGCTAGCATCTCCCGCAGAGATGGTTACATTGAACAGAGCTTATCCTGAAAACGTAGAGTATGCAGAAGTATGTGAAGCGTTAAAGGATGAGGATGGTGAAATGCCATTGATGGTTGTTGGAGGTCCTGCATCAGTTGAAGTTGTTGATAGAGAAGGACATCTTATTACAACAGCGGCTCTTAAAAAAGCATTTAAGAAATACATGAAGAACTTTAGAGGTAGAAACGTAATGGTTATGCACTCTGATGTTCAAGTAGGACATGCACTCCCAGCGTATATAAGTAAAGCTGGTAATATATTTAAGAGTGGTGTGGACGACAAAGGTCTGTTTTTTATAGCAGAAATGAGGGATGACACTAAGATATCTGATAGAGTGCGAGAACAAATAGAAAAAGGTGGTATGAAATCTTATTCTATTGCAGGAAGTGCTACTAAGAGTAAAGAAATCAATAAATCTGATGGTAGTCACATATTACAAGTAGATGATATGGAACTAGCAGAAGTAACAATATGTGAAAAGGGAGTAAATCAGAACGCTCATTTTGAATTACTTAAAGGTGATAAAGCGGAAGGGTCATGTGTAGACGGAAGTTGTTTAACAAAGTCTCACGACCCAGCTCCCGAACCAGAAATAATTGCTATCTCTAAATCAGAGATGCCTTCATTTAAAGACATGTTTGCAAGTTGGATTACTAAAGAACAAGACTCTGATAAATCTAGAGCAGTTGCAATAGCTACTGCACAAGCTAAAAAAGAAGGTTACAAGAAATTTACTGATGGTAGTCCGGGTGATGACCGAAGAGATAAAATAGCAGAAGCTATTAAAGATAGTGCGAAGTCTGCTAAAGAG